TCGTGTAGGTTTTCGTCAGCATGTGTCGCTTGGCCCGGCGCAAGTCGGATAGTACCACCGCCCGCTGAGGCCATTCGCGGAGGACTGCTCCAGGAGTCAACGTCGGAATGACCTTAATTCCTCCTTCAGTCAGAAGCTGTGAACCCCGCCACTTGAGTATCCCCCAGTTGCTTGTGAGAGCCCAAAGAGCTAGGTTGCCGAGAGCCAAGATCAACGTCGGCTGAACCATAGAGATCTCAGTCTCGAGCTCCTTCAGCCCCTCGTGGATCTGAGGAGTGCAATAAAGTCCCTTGACTAGCTGATGGTAGGGGCCTATGTCTTTCTTCTTCAGAGCTACGAATGCAGTAATCTGTCCTGCTGGAGGGCGAGACTTGCAGGCGTAGGTAGCATAACAGTCCGAGCGCATGATGCCTACCTCATGGAGCATCCGATTTAGTTCAATCCCGGCAGCTCCGTCAAAAGGCATCCGTTCTCGGTCGGCAGGAAATTCCCCTACGATCATCACCCTCGCAGGGATTGGGCCTTCGCCACTGACCTTCATATTAAAGCCCCAAGGCGAGGTCTAGTTCACGGTCGGCGGCAAGGCTCTGAATGCGCTTGATAGATATTCCGTAGAAAGCCTGATCGAGTTCGAGTCCGGTGGCGATTACTTTGAGCTGATGAGCCGCCTCGAAGATCGGGCCGCTTCCGCAGAAGGGATCGAATACATGCTGACCGGGGAGGCAGGTACGGGAGAGCAAGTCGGCGTAGAGGGCAACTGGCTTCTGCGCTGCGTGGCCGAGGTTCGTGTCGGCGGAGTATTCTAGCACGTCTCCGAGCATTTTGAGCACCGGACGCTTTCCCTTCACCGCGTAGAGGATTGTTTCATACTTCCGCTGTGGCCCCCACTCCGGCCAAGGGGCGCGCATCCCGGCTTTCTTGTACCAAAACAAGGGAGTCCGAAAGACTTGCCATCCAGCAGCAGAGAACTCTGTCTTCATCGTGTGGAACCAGTCGATGTCGCAGAAGCAGTAGAGATGTGCTTGCTCCTTGGCCAGGCGGTAGGACTCCGGTGCGAGGACGGAAAGGATCTTGAGGAAGTTCGCCGCCGAGTCTTCATAGCCGTGGCCACCAGCCGCGAGGCCGCCGGAGTCCCCGAATTCGTCTGCGTTCATTCCATAGGGAGGATCGGTGAGGATACAGTCGAACTGCTCCGGCCCGGCCGCTTGCATCCAGGTGAGGGAGTCTGCGTTGTAGAGCTGGTGGAGCTCTGCGTTAAAAGTCCGCCCGACGGAAGCGCCGAGCTCTTGGTGCTTCACCCGAGCTTCCTCCTTACGAAGGATCTTAAAAGCTTCATCGACGGTTTTCGCTGCTTTGACGGCGGGATTGTCCAGATGGCGCGCAACGATAAGTTCCCGTCGCGTTGTTTCTTGATTGACGCCTTCGCTGGAGCCGCGAACCTCCACTGAAATAGCCGCCACAGAAGGGGGCGCTTCCCCTTTCGCAGCAGCTTGGGCGGCACGAAGGGTGGAGAGTCTCGCATGGGCTGCCGCGCGCTCCTGCCAAGACAAGTCCACGCGATTGATGTTCTCGGAGAGCTCTGCTTCTTCTGCAGCCAGCGGGTCGAGGTCGGAGAGGAGGGTGTAGGGAATAAAGTCAGCACGGACAGTCTCTCCGTCGTGAGTGAACTGGCCGCCGAGAGCGTAGAGGTCTGTGATAGCGCGCAGTCGGCGCTCACCCGCGACGAGGTAGTAGTCATCTCCGACGACTCGCAGGACGATGGGATGGAGAAGACCTTGCTTCGCAATAAGGTCGGAGAACTCATGGAGCTTTGCTTCATCAAAAGTTTTACGTTGACGATCAGGGGCGATCTTGATCGCAGAAATATGGACGCACTTCATAGGATATTCGCTTGGGTTATGGCGGGATAGTCCGCGCGTTAACGGTGCAGCCAGTTGAAAAAACGCCGAAGCGCATAGCTGCGCACGAGGGAGATAAGGGTGAAGATAATCCCTATGACAACGTTACTCGACATAGGGATGTTGATTGAGAATAGCGGGAAGACTAGCAGCTGCGCTCCCAGCGCAACTCCGTACCCGATGGCTATGTTGGCCAGGGATTCGATAAACGACTGGAAGCGCGTTTGCATAGTGGGCTCAGCTCGGCAGAACTGCGCCCGGACGCTCTTGGATCTGGTCTTGATACAACTCGTGGTTGATCTTGACCTTGATCACTTTGCCCTGCAGCTGACGCCAGGAGAACGGGACTCCGGCGATGTTGGTGCCAGTGGCATCGCGGTAGTCCTTCTGGCGGCGGTTCTTGCCCTTGGAGTTATCAAGGCCGCCTTGGGCAGTCAGGTCAAGGAATGCCCGGTCGGTCAGGGTTAGCTCCGGCGGGAGGCCAAGCGCCTGGATTACCGGCGGAACCTGGATGCGCAGTGGAATCACCATGCCTACCCAGGGTTTGCCTGCATTTTCGCCCTTGCCGATCGTGCCCGAGTCGGCTTTGATCTCGCCAATCACAGCGAGGTAAAGTCCGTTCGGATCGTCAGGATTCTCCGTCGGCAGTGGAGGGCGTTTTTCGTTTACTTCGTTGACTTGGGCGTCAAGAAAGACTGAGGGATCGAAGGCTGAAGTCATAGGAAAGTTCCTTTACAAACACAAAAAAGGCGCAGTTAACGTCGCGCCGGACACGTTTATAGGTACTGGGTTTTCTTCCCCGTGAGCTTGAGCTGAACCTGCTGCGCGTAGGAAGCGAAGGGAGAGTCCGGGCGCAAGAGGGCCTCGCGGACCCAAAGGGGGATGGCTTTCTGCGTATAGCCGGGCGGCTGAGGGACGCGGAGCTCGAGGATCAAGGTGGTGAATTGCTTGCGGGTCATGCTACACCCCCTGCGCGCTTAGCCCACACGTCCATGAGCTGTGCGAAGTCCGGGGAGATCTTCGCCCGGTAGCCGAGAGAGCGAGTCTTAGTGTCCACGCCATAAGCGGCAGTGTCCCAGAAGAATTTATCCCCTTCACGCGTGGTGTAGATGATATCGCTGAACAGCGTAGGAATCTCGGTGGCCAGGGCTTTCCCGATTGCCTTGATCATGATCTTAGTCTGTTGCGTCACTCCGTCGGTTTCCCTGTCTACGTGAGCAGTCATGACAAAGGGACTGCTGATCCCCTGCGTGCAGAGGCGGAGGAAGTTCATCAGGTTGTTTTGGGCCACGCCATAGTCGCCGGGGCTGGCCATTGGACGGGCGCCGATTTGCATCTTCATCGCTGCGTTCGCTGTCTCCGTCAGGGAGTCCATTGCGAAGATCCGCTTTACCGGGAACTCGTCAATTGGCCCGAGGACTTTGCCCGTGCGGTCATCCTTAAAATTGGAGCAGGACTGCAGAATCTTCCAGAAGGCATTATTCTCTCCACCTCGATTGGCGTCGATAGACTTAGCCAAGGCTTCGTAGGATAACTTCCCTACGTTCTCGGCGGTGGTCATCAGAGCGCGAAGGGAAATCGGGCGGGTACTTTGCTGGTGCCAGTAGACACACTCTGGGGGTTCTTTGCCTTGATCGCGATAGTACCCGAGGAAGGATTCCAGCCCATTCTCTGTGAACAGGATTGCAAGCTCGAATCCCGAGCGTGCACACCAGTCAGCCAAGGTGCCTAGGGCATAGGTTTTCCCCGTGCCGCCAAGACCCATGAGACAGATCTTCGGGCCGAAGAGGGTTTGATGATCCTGGGTAACGACAGTTGCAGGAGTGATAGGAGAAGCCATGATTAGTCTTTCAGTTTATTGCAAGCAAGTTCGAATTCGTAGCGCAGAACACCTTCAGGGAGTTCCGCGCAAGTATAGCGCCACGGGTGGAGAAAACTTCCCCCTCCGTGAGCAGGACAGTAAGAGGTAACTGCAAACCATCCCGCCAAGCGGGAGTCGAAGATCCTTCCCCAGATCTCCCCACACACAGGGCAGAAGTACGCAGTATTCTGATGGTTGACTTTGGTGTCGTCCCAGCGAGAGTATTGTGCTGACTGCCCGAGGAGGGAGTTTGCGAGGAAGTAGGAAGCGAGCATGGTTAGTCTTCCAGGACGGTCTCGATTCGTGTCACTGGATCCCAGACACGGCGCTGGAACTGTTGCTGTAGCAGTGGCTCCGGATCGCGCATCTGGCAAACGGACTTGAACTGGCAGCCGCCATACTCCGCGCAAGCGTGATCGAGGTTCCATCCCCAGTTGCCAGACTCCCACGCTTGGATCATTCGCCCGAGGTCTCGGAGGAGCTGCTCGTACCAGCGCTCGACGAGCCAGGCGGGACGGTAGGTGATCGCCTGGAGGGTGTCGTATTTCGTCTTGAGAATTGAGACGCCGCGAACCAGAAAGCCATCGAGCTTAATTCCAGCACGACCCGCGCCCCAGACGTAGCTGGTGAACTGAGATCGAAGATCCCACTGTCGGGGCCACGAAGCCCCCAGTTGTGAAGTAGTTTTGTCATCTTCACCGAGCTTCATCCCTTCATAATCAACCATCATATCCATGCGGCCAGAGTAGAGGAGAGGCTCCCCTGTCTCCGGGTTGGCTAGGTCAAGGGGCTCGAGGAAGGAGAACTCAATTCCGCGCGCTCCACCTGGAAGGGCCAACGGGATCGCTTTGTCCACGCCCAGGGGGTAGGAAGCGAAGTAGTACTCCAGCGCGCCTGCGGTTCGTTCTG